CAACATTATAAGCATTTTACCAAGAAGTTTTTCTAGTGATATAGGGACTTCTGTGGTATTTAGTAATGAAGACACTAACCTTGACACAAGTATAACTCCTTCCCTTATTGCTTACGTAAGTAACGATTTGCAGTTAAGCGTAGAGGTCCCTTTGTTTAAAGAGGGAGAAAGATACACTTTTAAAGTAATTCAAGGAACTGATATAATATTTAGAGGAACTGTTTTAGTTACTCAATTTAATGATACTAATTACACTATAAATAACAATGAATTTGTTGTAAACACAGACACAGATTCTGACGAAATGAAAGTATATGAATAACAAGAAAAAGACTAAAGATGTAGGTGTGCGTTTTATTGAAATGGCAAACTACGAAAGACCACAGGTAATAGAATCGCTAAGTGATGACTATATATCTTATGGTACTGACAATAACTACTATGGTGATATTATTGAAAGATATTTAGGTTCCCCTACTAATGCAAGGTGTATTAATGGGATAAGTGATATGATTTACGGTAGAGGATTGGATGCTATTGATAGAAAGATAAACATAGAGTCTTATATTGAAATGAAAAAGCTTATAGATGAAGGAGAGCTTAGAAAGATAGTTGGAGACAGAAAGTTGTTAGGTAGTGGATGTATTAAGGTTAATTACAATAAGGATAAATCTGAGGTTATTGCCATTAGACATCATCCTATGGAAACGTTAAGAGCTGAAAAGACTAAGAGTGGTGTTATAAAAGCATACTATTATCATCCAGACTGGAAGAATAAAAAAACGGGTGATAAACCTAAAAGAATACCTACATTTGGTAACGGATCAGATAAGGACACTACTGAAGTTTATATAGTAAGACCTTATGTATCTGGTTTCTATTATTACTCACCATGTGATTATCAAGCCTCATTACAGTACAGTCAGTTAGAAGAAGAGGTATCTAACTATCATATATCGAATATACAAAACGGTCTTCAACCTAGTTTATTAGTTAACTTTAATAATGGAGTCCCTAGTGAATCTATTCAACAGAAAATGGAATCTAAGATCAAACAAAAGTTTGGTGGTTCATCTAACGGTGGACGTTTCATTTTATCTTTTAATGAAGATAAAGAAACTGCTGCTTCTGTAGAGCCAATACATTTACCAGATGCTCACGCTCAATATCAATTCTTAGCTGATGAAAGTAGAGAGAAGATAATGTTAGGTCATGGTATTGTATCACCAATATTATTAGGGATTAAAGATAATACAGGATTTGGTAACAATGCTGAAGAGTTACGTACAGCTTCTATCTTAATGGATAATATAGTTATTAGACCTTTTCAACAAAACATCATAAACGCTTTAAACGCTATACTTGCTCACAACAAGATATTTTTATCTTTATACTTTGTAACATTACAACCTATTGAGTTTGTTGAATTAGACAATATCGAAACTTCTGTAGTAAAAGAGCAAGAGACAGGAGAGAAACTAGAGAAAATGTCTAAGTTTGACAACTTTACTTTTAAAGTGAATGAATTAATACAAAAATATATATAATGGCTAAAGCACTATTTGCATCGACCACATACATTAAGAAAAAGTCTATTATTTCGGGTTCAGTAGATCCAGATAAAATGATACAGTTTATAGAGACAGCACAAGATATGCATATACAGAATTATATGGGGACTGCACTCTACAAAAAGGTGCAGTCATTAATAGTTGCAGGTACAATACAAGATGTTGCTAATGAGAAATACAAACTATTGCTAGATGACTATATTAAGCCGATGTTAGCTTGGTTTACGCAAGCAGAGTATATTCCGTTCGCTGCATACACTTTAAGCGAAGGAGGGCTATTTAAACACCGTTCTGAGAACAGTGATGAAGTAGATAGAGTAGAGATTGCTGGATTAGCTTCAAGAGCTAATGAGAAGGCTTCTTTTTACGCTGAAAGGTTTGTTGAATTTATGTGTGATAATAATAATGATTACCCAGAGTATAACTTAGGATCTCAAGATATGGAGCCAGACAAGGATGTTGATTCTTTTGGATGGTTTTTAGGTTAAACTTTAATATGATAGAGGGTGTGAAAAAAGATAAGATTAATAAATACAAGTTAAAAGAGCAATATCCTAAAAAGCTGGATATATTTATTCAAAATTTAGATAATAATATTAAAAAAGATATAGAAAATGGGAGTAACACTAACAGGTAAAGTAATAAAAGATACTTATGATGGGTTATTAAAGTTTGAAGATAATCAAGCTTTAAGTTCTTCACTTAGAACAATTACTGATGGTTTAGGTAATGATACATCTATGAAGCTTAGTAGTACTGGAGCTTCATTTTCAAACCTTTTTAATGAAAGAACTGTAACTCAAATAGGAGGAGATCCTAGTGGCAATGTAGTTGTTACTAGAGATTACTTGACAAACATTACTAACAACAGTTACTCGCAAAATATTACTGGTGATGGGGTTAAGGAAGATTTTGATATTACTCACCCATTTAACGTTGGTAATATTATGGTTCAATTATGGAACAATTCTAACGGTCAACTTGTTACTGTTGGAAATGCATCTCTTTTGCAAATAACAAGAAGTGCAAACAATGTAAATATAGACTTTAACACTGTAATTCCTAGTGGCAATGTATATACAGTTACTATACTTAATACTGCAAGTGTTATAGTGTAGAAAAAAAACAAATCAACAATAATTTAGTATTATAATAGTATAAAAAAAAACATAATGGCAACAAAAATTTACGAAGACGCAACAACTAAAGAGCTAGTAATAACAAGAGGAACTCTTGAAAGCAGATTTGCTGCATTTAGCGATTTATCAAGGATAAACGACAATAGCTTACAGTTAAGTGTAACTCATTCTCAATCGGGAAAGACTGTGCTTGATCCTACTTTATTTAGTGACTTACAAAATGAAGCTGGAACTGCTTACGCAAGTTTCGCAGCTTTAAAAACTGCTTTAGATGGATTCTTTGATTCTACGATATAATGAGTAGGCGTAGGATCATACTACTTTTATTTGGTAGTAATATACTAAAGATATTAGCCGATCTACAGCTTCGTGCTACTTATTATGAAAATCAAACTTGCACAAAAGTAACATTAATTGAATTAGAAAATATAAAGTAATATGTCAAACCTATTAGATAAAGCTTCGATAATCCTTACACCTACCGCTTACGATGATGGAAAGGTTTTAGCTGCAAAACCAAGTGAAGCACCTTATGGGGATTTCGACTTTACAAGAAATTCAAGTGCTACAAGAGTTAATGCTCAAGGTCTTGTTGAGGATGTACAAATACTATCAAGTAATTTAGTACAGAACGGAGATTTCTCTCAAATAGGTTCAGAGGAGGTTACTAATGGTTCTTTTAGTCAAGAGGGTTCGGAATTAATTACCAACGGAGATTTCGCAACGGATACAGATTGGGTTAAAGGAACGGATACAACTATATCTGGTGGTAGTGCTAACTTTGTAAATGCAGATGGTGTTTCATTATATCAATCTATTGGCACTCAATCTGGTTTTGTAAAAATTACGTTTAATGTTACAGATTACACAAGCGGAACTTTAAATGTTTATAGCGGTGGCAATCAATCTGTTGGTAGCATTAATGTATCTGCAAATGCTTTAGGAACATATACGG